GGCTCCCGAAGATCCGGAAGCCGCGATTGATTATGGGTGGGAGCAATACACGCGGACGGTTTACCGCGACCTGTGGGAGTCCATCAACGGCAAAGGCTCATGGGACGCAAACCCGTGGGTGTGGGCCATCACGTTCAATGTCACCCACTAGCGCGCTGGAGGAAGAAATGTCGAAGAACCTGAGACCGCGGCACTGGATGCACGGAACGCCGTCGTACTCATCATGGGTTGGCATGAGAAGCCGATGCCTGAATCCGAAAGCCGTTGCCTATGCGAACTATGGCGGGCGCGGCATCCGGATCTGTGACAGATGGAATTCATTTCAGGCTTTCTACGATGATATGGGGCCGCGCCCTGATGGGCACTGGCTTGAGCGCATCAACAACGACGGGAATTACGAGCCTTCGAACTGCAAATGGGCCACCGTCGCCGAGCAGTCCCTAAACAAGCGCAACGTCATTTCTATTGAATACAGGGGCGTCACCTTGCCGCTATTCCAATGGGCCAAGAGGCTCGGGCTAAGCCCTAGAAAGGTCCACTGGCGATACAAGCGCGGACTGACCACCGAGCAAGTCCTATCAACTGCAAAAGGAAACCGCTGGAAAGGAGTGCCGCCATGTCCGTGAAGGAAGTAATAGACCGCGCCGCCGAGTTGGGCGGATGGCGGATTGACAAGTTCGGGGGGATTGTCCGCACATGTGACGGCCGGACCGAATGCCCGATCACGTCACTTGTCGGGCTTGACTCTTGCCGCTTTATTGGAGCCGCGGAATCCCTGCACATTGACTCACGTCAAATGATCGACATCGTTGACGCCGCTGATGACGCTCGCCGCTCGAAACGCGCGCAACTGATCCGCGCCTACATGCTCCGCAAGTTCGGATTGCCCGCATCCGTCCCGCAAGGAGGGGAGTGAAATGGCGATGGGACGCATTGGATACGACCAAGAGATTGACCGGCTTAACCGACAACTAGCGGAATCTGAAGCCCGCACGGACACGCTCCGGGCCGCTTGCATAGTTGGGCGCTCGACGCTCAAGGGAATGCTCGAAAGGCTGAGCGCTCCGCAGACGGAAGAACAGCAACACGCCCTTGATTACGTCAACAGCATCATCGACAAGATGCAAGAAGCAATCCATTTTGTGAGGTAAGAGCATGAAGAGCTACGCCGAAATTGCATACGAGTCCGTAACGCCGAACGGTGACACGCCATGGGCGGAACTACCGATTGAGGAGCGCGGCATCTGCGAACTGGTGGCACAGGCCGTCATTGACGAATACGCCAACCGCCAGACCGCTAGCGAAAACCGGAGCGACGATCACGCACTATTGCAGGCGGCTGTGGCGTTGCGAGCCGCGACCTTCTACGTTGACGGATACGGCATAGGGTCGTTCCTTATAAACGAAGCGCGGGCAGTCAATGACGCCAGATTGATGCTCGCCGCGATCCGCACCCCCAAGGGCCAGTGACATGGAACGGGAGAAGTTGACAACCATAACTGAGGCGCTGTGGAACAAGTACAGCCGCTACAAGATTCGGCGTTGCCTGTCGATGCACGATTGCGCCGTTTGCGAGCAAGACATCACACTAGGCCAGTATTACTTCGACGGCGGCTACGGCAGGCGCGCCCATGTCGATTGCGTTGACCCTGAAGGTACTGCAACGCCAGCGTGGGAGCAGTTGCCCAACGGTAAGCGGCGGGCGACGTGGGTAAAGGGCCACGTTTGCGACGAGAAATGTTACGGCGAGGAACGAGGAGTCGGCGGGCGCATCTTCTCGTACTGCAAACGATTCAGCTACAGAGGGGACTGACATGGAACGGGAACAGAACAACCGGAGGCGAGTGTGAAACCGCACATACATGCCAATCGCAGCGCCCGCAAGTGGGGCGGAAAGCGCGAGGACTATCAGCGCATCCACGATTTCTTCGACCAGACAAAGGCGATGATTCCAGACATGCGGCATCGCGCCGTGCTTCACAACGCCTTCGGCATCTACCTGTGTGAGCAAGTATTCGGAACGCTGATAACTAACTCTGACGGCAAGGAAGTCAGCGTGCGCGACATCGGAGAACAGCACGTTCTCGACGACCTTGGCACTATTCCAACGCTTCAGGACTGCTTTGAAGGCTTGCCGCTTTCTGGCCTGCTTGGGGCACAACGTAAAACCACATTCATTCCGTTAGTTGATTAAGGAGACCTATGAGCACGATTGCAGAACTGAAGGCTTCGATGGAAGCGGCCCGCGCACAAATCAAAGAACACGGACAGGCCGCATTCAAAGCAGAACTGGCTACGTTTTTCAACGACAACCCCGACGTGGAGGCACTTCGCTGGACTCAGTACACGCCGTATTTCAACGACGGCGAACCGTGCGTGTTTGGTGCCAGCGACCTTACCATCAAGCGCGTCGGATCGGCGGGAGACGAGGGCGACGACGAAGACGGATTTGAGCATGCCTCGTGGGGCGACAAGAAACACAAGAACGCGTGCGACTGGTGGAAAGGAGCGAACGATGACGACGTGTTGCTTGCGTCGTTCGGAGACCACGTTCAGGTCACGGCCACCCGCGACGGCATCTCGGTTGACGAGTACAGCCACGACTAACCACTAGCGCGCTGGAGGAAGAATGTCGATTAAGGAGATTACATGCACGATCCAATGACAGTTGCTTTCGAGATCCGCTTCCCGATTAAGAAGCGTTCCGTTTCTGAATTTGACCAGCGCGTTTACGGCAAGTGGATGCCGCGCAGCCCTATCGTAACCGTGTGGCATGTCGATCCGGAGCGCGACGGCTCCGACGATTCCTGCGGATGGGCTTTTGTTAAATGCAGCGAAGCCGACCGCGAGTGGGCCAAGAAAGCCGCCAAAGACGAGTGGTCTTTCTGGTTTTCGATGGACTACGCGTCCATCAATCTCGCCAGCGCGGGACACATCCAGATACTTTATGCGGCGTGGCAGGAAGCGCTTTTCTATCTGAAGAAGCGCCCCCGCTGGAAGCCTCTTCCATCCAAGCACGTTACGCGCGTGCTCTCATTGGCGTCCTATCCGCATGACAACATAATCGCGTCAGCACGAGAAGCTCAGGACAACGAAGACGGGCTGGTACGGCTGCTGCTGTGCGCGGTTCGGTTGATTCGGACTGACGAGCGCCCGTGGTGGCGTAAGCCCCGATGGCATTTCCATCACTGGAAGTTCCAAGTGCATTGCGTGGAACAATTCAAGCGGTGGGCGTTCTCGCGTTGCTGCAAATGCGGCAAGGGATTCAAGTACGGGGAGTCTCCCGTAACCGACAGTTGGCACGGCAAAGGGCCGCAATGGTTCACCGGCGAGCCGAACATCTATCACTCGGCCTGCCCCGCCACCCCCGCCGAGGAGGCCAGCAAGTGACGCCTGATTTGTGCGAGTGGAATCCAGTACTGAAGCGGCCCGCATTGCATCAGCCGCTAGGTACTCCGGTTGACGACGGATCGTGCGGCAACCTTGCCGAGTTGATTCTCGGCGCAAACGGCAAGTGGCGCGTGTGCCGATCCTGTTACGAGTCCGAACGTCACGGGGAGTTCTGGCGCTATCGCGCCATCATCGAAATACGACACCCCGAGGAGGCCAGCAATGGGTAAGAGTTACGGACAGGTAGCGTTTGAGACGTTCGAGGAGAACAACCCTAACTGGCCGTGGGATCAAGAATCCAAGACGCTCAAGGCCGATTGGGAGCGCACCGCCGCTGCCGTCATCGCGGCCTACGTCGCAAGGGAAGGACAACCCCGCCCCACCGACGATCACGCGCTTCGTATCAAAGAACTGGAAGAGGAGCGCAAAAGGCTGCACGACGACATCAATAACCGCGTCGAGCGTGAACTGAAAAAGCTGCGGGAAGTTGCATTCCTGAAGAATCGCATTGACGAACTCGAAGCCGCGCTTCTGGCCCGCCCCGCCGACGATCACGCGCTGCTGCAGGCGGCGGCTTTATTGTGGCCGTTCAATCCGGCCAACGATGAGATTGGCGCGACTGTCGCACTGACGAAGGCCCGCGCGCTACTCGCCCAAATCCGCGGCGGGAGGGCGGAGGGGTGATCCACGATCTTAACTCCGGCGGCAAAGTATAGGCCGAGTGAGCATGAGTAGCAATATGTGAAAATGAGTGATTGGATAGTTGCTCAGTAATTGATAAGGCTAGAGCGTCGTGTGAGAGCGTGGGCACCAATCCGGCTAATCATTTTGCGCAAACACGCAAGATGATCGGAATCGGAAAGGGCGGCGAGCGAGAAGTGTCGGACTGGTTTCTTTCGCCAGACCGGACGCAGATCAGCGACGAAGAATACGCTTTCGGCAACTATGAGCCGCGCCGCTTTGGTTTCGTTCTCGGGCCAGCCTACCCGTTACCGGAGCCAATCCCGTACAGGGGCGCGCTCGGCTTGTGGGAGATCCCGCAGGAACTGGACAACAGAATAATGACCGCGCTCACAGCCACAGCGCCGCAAGCGCAGCAGGAGGGACGGTAATGTATAGGGTTGAGAAGAACGCCGAAGGGTACGAGTCGATGGTGGGCCCGTCGATTGAGCAGATGAGCTTTTTGTTCAGTGACAGCCCTGAGCGGGAAGCGCGCAACCTGACGATTGCCTACGACGCGGGCAGGGCGGCGGTCGATCCGGCCGAGGTTGAGCGGTTGGTGGTGGCCTTTGAGAATGCGAGGGTAAAGCTGGACCGCTATCTTAACCGTCCGTTGTCATCCGACTACAACACTGAGCGGCACGGACACTTGGAGATGGCGTCAAACGAAGCCCGCGCCGCGATCCTCGCCCACGCCGCCCGCCTCGAACAGGAGCGCGACAGCGCCCGCCGAGAGGAATCGGAGTTGCGGCGGCAACTGTCAGCCGCAACCAAGGCCATCGCCACCAGCGGGGATGAACTGCGCGTGCTAAACGACAGGATGCGCCATCGTGAGGATGTGAACTGCCGTCTGATCGTGGAGCGCGACAACGCCCTACAGGAGAAGGCCGAGCAGGGGCGGGAGATGGAGCGGTTGAAGGGCGCGGCTGAATTGTGGCGCGCCGACAACGAGAAACACCGCGACATGTGGTTCAAGGAACTGGCTGCGCGTCAGGAATGGCAGCAGAAGTACGCTCAACTCGTAGCCGCCACATCTGAGAAGGAGTAACCGCAATGGTATTTCGATCTGTCGATGAAGCCCACGATTGGGCGCGCAAGAACCGCATGATGATCTACGTCGAGATTGAAGGCGCAGACGGCGTGTTGCAGGTCTATCCCGGAGGTCGAGCCGTGTTCATGGGCGCAGACAAGGGTCGCGTCTATCAGAACTGGCGAAAGCGCCTCACTCCAGACAGCGAGTTCATGACGCCCGACGAATACACGAAGCAGTCGGAAATCGTGACCGTGAAGTTTCAGCAGGCGCAGTGCCCGTGCGGATGGAAAAGCGAGTTGTTCCCGGATGACGGCAGCAGATCAGCGAAGAAAAGCGCCGGGTTCAAGCTAGACAACCATCTGTGTGAGGCGCATTCGGAAACCGCCCTGCTGCCCACCCGCGACGCGGAATGAAAGGAGAGGGATGTGACGCAGGCTGAAGCGAATCGGATTATTCATCAACACAATATGGGCGATTTCATTATGGAATTCCCGTCGAATCTGACGCTGGACGACTACTCCGACGTTGAGGAGTGGTTCCAGATAATCCTCCGAGGATTGAAGCGGCGGGCCATAGCGAACACGCCAGCCGAGAAAACGGCAGAACCATGGGGCCACTACCAATGATTGCTTGGGTCATGCTGAATTCTGAGAGCGGCGGATTTCGCTACGTGCGCGCCGATGGGCCATGCTGGAAAGGCGAAATAATTCTTTGGCGGTTGGTAATTGGCTGGCAGTCCAGAAAGGAACCGCCCAAATGACCAGCCCATCCGAGACAGCCGCACTGTGCAGACTGGTGAGCGAGCAGCGGGGAGAGTGGATGGCCCGCGACCCCATTACTGGCGCTGAGTTCGATCCAGAAGAAGTGCCCCTCGACTGGCTTGAGCCCGCGAACGCTTGGCGGTTGCTGGAGGATTTGGCGGCAACTAAATACAAGGCTGCTGCGATCCGCTGCGGCGTCATCGACAAGGCGCTCCGACTGTTAAGCGAGGCCGCACGTTCCCCTGAATGCTGCACGGCTGATCAGCCGTCGCTGGCGCTGGCCGTTCTACTGGCCTACGCCCGCGCCAACGGACTCCAGAGCGGAAAGGAAGGAAGATGAGAGTAAAAGACGGCAAGAGGATTTACGGCGCATGGGCGGGCAACCCAAATGGGTATCCCGAGAAGCCCGATAGGTGCATCGAAGAGGTTCAGGAGAGCGGACGAGGCGGGCGCTTTTACCAATGCCTCAGAGCGCGCGGCTTTGGCGAAGGCGGTCTCTATTGCAAGCAGCACGATCCTGAGAGCGTGAAGGCGCGGGCAGAAGAAAGGGACAGCAAGTATAGAGCCAAGCGCAAGGCCGAGGATGCGCGATGGGAGAACTTTGGCGTCGGAGCATACCTGCGCGAAAGCAACCCTGTTCTGTTCGCTGACCTACTAGCGCAGTCCAAGAAGCGAGACTAGCGCCCCACCAGCACGGAGAGGGATTTCGTGCCGACGTTCCCCGCCGCATCGCTCGCCTCGCCGCTTACAACGTGAATGCCAGGCTCAACGCTTGTGGTGTCCCAAGGCGTCTCGATTACAGCGGGAGGTATGGCGATAGGCTCCCCGAGCGGAGCGCCGTCTATGAGCCATTTAAACGAAGAAACGCCGGTATCGTCGGCCACGTTGGCGACCAGCGTTACCGTGCCGCGTAGAGCAGCCACATCCGGCAACTGCGGGCCGAGTACGCCGTCGAGCGAGTAGGCTTCAGGAGCGGTCACCGTTACGGCAACCGTCCACGTCAGCGGACGAACCTGAGCGCCCATAGCGCCGTCACCTGTTACTGTGATGGTGGCCGTCCCTTCGCTGTACGCCTTTATCACGCACGCCAGATTGCCCTCGTCGCAGGAGTCCACGCGGGCCACCGCTTCATTCGAGGACTTCCACGTTAAAGCGCCGTCCACCTTCGCAACCGGCTTGCCCCGCTTGTCTCGCGGGATGATCGTTACCGGCTGGCCGTCATAGGTTGGCAGGGTGACGGACTGCTGGGCCATCAGCGGACCAGCCGTCAGAATCAGCAGCAATAGTGCTTTCACGCATACTCCTTTAGGGCTAGCCCGTTTTCCGCGCAGTGAATATCCAACGCAATTTGAGCGCGGGCCGTTTCGATTGCGTTAGCCATTAGCCGGATCGTGCCCGCATACGCCGCAATTTCCGGACAGCGCGCCACGTCATCGGAAGCAGACAGAAGCCTTGTATGGACACTCTTCAGGTGAATGAGCGTCCTTCGCGCCGCGTAGTTTGTGGGCGCGGGAAGCGTTGCTCTGACTTGCTCGTCGGTTGGCATTACACTTCCACGTTCGAGAAGGCGAAGATGCAGGCTTCTTCCGGTATGGTGACCGTGTTTCCTTCCGATACGCTCAGCGGCGTGACTTCGAGCGGTGAGCCGTCGAGCCGCGGCGTGGACCGCAGGAAGTTCCCGGCCGTCTCTGCGTCCCACGCGCCGAAGTAGCTAACCTCACACGCCGGCATGTTCTCGAAGTCGATCTGGTCCACGTTGTGAAGTTCCTTGTCGGCCGCAACGCTCCAGCCGGCCGCACTGACGAACACGCGGTCTACGTCGGCGATTTCGTTAGCGCCGCTCTCGCCGGGGTCGTCGTCGTGAAGCGAGATCCATGCGCCGTCCTCGAATTCCAATTCCAGCAGCCGGTTCGCGTTGTACTCGCTGATTCGCTTGAATGCCATGTGTTCCCCTATGCGTAGTGGTAAACGATCTTGACTTCGGATATGTCGAAGGTTGGGTACGGCGAGCCGATTTCGCCGGATGAGTCGAACAGCCTGAACGCGAGAACTGGATCGGTGTAGCTGTTCCACGTTGCGGCGGAAACGGGACTGGACTCGTATGTGGCGAAATCAGCCGAAACCATCGCGCCAAAGCCGAACGACGCCGTTCCGTTGTCCACGTCGTTCAGATTGGTTCCCTCATACAGCGATGCGTATGCAGCCTGTGGAACGTGCGCCGGGCTGATGGTTTTTCGCAACCGGACTTTCATGGTTACGGCAGTTAGCGTCTTCAGCGGGTCCGGCTCCGGGAAGCGATAGTGTTCCTTCGCCATCGGAGAGACGCCAGAGCCGCCCGTGATGTCGAGCGAGTAATACAGCGTGTCGCCGGGAACCATAGGGTATTCCGGCTCGCCATCGACAATCCGAACGCGCGTCGTATTGTTGGCTACGGTGTCAGGTACCGGGTTTTCTTCGACCGAAATCGGGAATACTTCGTTCTGATGGCTCTCTTCGACCGTCATCGGAGCGCCCGCGTCAAAGTTCGCTTCCGCCAGTTGCCGCTCACCGAACGGCAGAGCAACCCGCACAATCGAGTCGATCGCCACCTTGAAGCCGTCAAGGTCGATGGAATAGCCGATGATCTTGGCTTCCCGGTTGTGGTAGCCGCTGATCTGCATTCCGCGGTAGTGCGTCCAGCCTACCAGTTTGGCCAGTTCAAGGAAGGCCGAGACTTGCGGCAGCGGCACTTCTGCGCGTTGCCGGTAGGAGCCAAGCGCCGTATACCGTAAACGGTCCTGCGTGGCCGCTAGAGCCGTCTGCGCGTCTCGGGCGAACCAGAAGTCAACCGTTGCGTCCTGGACCTTCTGCCGGGCCTCCTGATCGCTCAGATTGTCGGCTAAAGCGATGTCGAACCAGTTGTCGGTGGCGTAGTCGCGGCCATAGTTTGCCCGGTATCGGTTGACGGTCGGATTCGGGGAACGCTCGCCCCAGGTATTCCGCACAATAACGTGCTCGGTTATCTCCGGTCTGCCGTCGTCCGTGTCGTCGATGCGCTTCAGCGTCTCGCGGCCCTTCTTATCGTGGTAGAAGTCGGTCTGAAACGTCGCATGGAACCGCCCCATGAGTTCTCGGCCGGTCATGGACTCATTCACCACCCCGTCACAGAACAGCGGCGGCATTGTCGCCCCGCCCGTTTCCATCTTGTTCCGGAGAGCGATCAGCGCGTCTATATTCGAGTTTGCCGCCGTGGCCGACTTCGGCAGGATGAGTTCTTTTAGGATCAGGAAGCCGTCGACCGGGTTGCGAAGCGGCCCGTTGAATCCGTCGGCCGCGTAGCCAGCGGCGGGCATGGAGCCGAATGCGTCTCGCGAGTAGGCCCCGTCAGAGTCAAGACGGATTTCCGTGCCGTCCGGTTGGGCGACAAGGAAGTCGATGAACGTACAGGTGAAGGTTCTGTCAGGATACTCCGCGAAGCTCCGGACTTCCGCCGTCACGGCGTATTCCTCAATCGGCACGCCGGTAAATACCGCCTCGTCCGGCTCCTTGCGATACAGGCACAACTCCCGCCACAACGGGTGCATCGCCGCGCCCCACCGATTGCCGCCGATGTAGGGGAGCGGGACGGCCCCCTGTGGCGCGAATGCTTCAGCCGGTGGCGAACCTTCCAGCGTGGCTATCTTCGCGTCGAGTTCCGCCAGCAGCGTTTCCCATGTGTCGCCATAGAAGGAAGTCACACCGCCGCGGAAGTTGCTGATGACCGCCGCGCGCTGAGAGTTGCCCGCGGCATACTCCGTCGCCCGAGCGTCCACCGCGTCGAGCAAGTCTTGCAGCTTGTCCCGCGCGTAAACGGCGTCCGCGAGTTCAATCACCCCGGCGTCGTATTGCAGGTTGAACTCGTTCAGGATGAGCGGGAGAGCCTGCGCGTACTTCGACTCGATCTTCTCAATCCATTCTTGCTGGGCTGCAAGCACGCCAAAGAGTGATCCCGGCGAAGTGAACACCGCCGCGAGTATCTCAGCCGTCAGGGCGTCGGCAGCGTCGGCCGCATCGACCAGAGCGCCCGCTGCCGGTTCGGCTGGGGCTGCATTGGCAAAGCCGAGCGAGACCGCCTTTCCGACAACGTGCCCGAGCCACACCGGAAGAAATGCCTGCTCGACCTTCGCATACTCAGGGAAGTTCTCCGGCGTGATGACATCGGGGATACGCTCGTCGAGCCACGACAACTCGTCGCTGACCGCGTAGATTTCGACATACCCCGGCCCTGTAGAAAACTCTTCGATGATGCCGGTAAACAGAATGTCGGCTGCTGCTTCTGACGTTCCTTCCTGAAGGAACTTGACCTGAATGCGCCGCCCCTGCGGAGTCTGCCCGCCCAGCTTGTCGCGCCATGCTTCGTCAGTGTCAGCCAGACGGCAGCGCAGTTGAGAAGCCTGCGGCATCCCCGACGGGACAGGGATGGACTTGTCGATGCTGCCCCACGAGAGAACGCGCCCCTCGTAGGTTCGGGAAGGATGCGTGGTGCGCCCGGTCGCGACGTACTCGGTGGCGTCATCGAGAAAGATGGTACCGATCGCCAGCCATCGAGCGCCACGGATGCGCGAGACGTAGGCGGTACAGGAGAAGTCCGCGCCCGCGTCAAAGTCGCATGACGGGTCCTGCGCTTCCGGAGCGGTTTCGAGTAAAAGACTGTCGCTGTCTTCTAAGAGAAGGTCGCCGCCGCCTTCGAGTATCAGAGGCATTGAAGGCTTATGTTTCCTTCCAGCTCAGCAGTTTTAACGCACATTCATAGCTCGTATTGAGGTCGTTGGCGTAAAACATGATGTTGGTCGGCGTAAGATAATCAGTACGGGAGACCGAGTGGACCTGGATGAAGTTTTCACCATCAAAAGAGTAGGAGCAGATCCGGTTCGTTCCGTTGTCAGTGATCCTTAGCCATATTGGGCCACCTTGCGGCAGTAGCAAAAAGGCATAGTCGCCCGCCGAGGCGCCCGTAACGGTTGCGTACTTACTGCTTTGAAGCAAATTCCCAGACGAGGCGCTACTAAACACTCCAAATACGGCCAACTTCGTCCCGTCGTTCCAGCCGATTCCAACCAACTGATAATCCACATTCAATGTGAACGGGATGATTAACGCAGTGATGGTGTAAGGCGTAGAGGGCGCCGCCTTTTCCCGTATTCTGAAGCTGTGGCTGCCATTTGTAGGTGCCTTCAGGAAAATACCGCCGCTGGTTGTCACCAACGAAGCGCCGCCCTGATTTCTCCACGCAAAATCTCCGCTAATAGGAGGCGTCATAGGGAATACCGGCCCCCATTGCGCGTCGAAGTTGCTCCCATTGCTTCGAGCAATATGGGAAGCGTTATTCGGCAGATACAGGTCGCCGGCAGCAGATGATCCCGGCTCAGCCCCGAAAGCTCCAGTCGATGTTACGTTCCCCCCCTGTCCCACCTCTTCGCCAATCGCAGCCAGCAACGTCTCGTAGGTGACGAACTTGGAGACGGGAGTCGGCGGTGACCCGTCATACTGCACTGCGTAAAGCCGGTCTGTCTGCTGAAGTTCGGTTAGCTCTGTAGCGATCTCGCTAAGCTTGGTGTCAGGCATCTATGCTGAACTCCGTGTCGATCTCTTCGGTTAGGGTGAGGGTGTAGTCCCAAATTGGAGCGGCCGTGTCGCCGGATGACTTGCCGGTGTCCATTGGGCGCGGATCGAAGTCTTTCTCCTTGCGTACCAGCACGGCATCAATCGGCGAGGCGTCCGGGTCCAGCACGAAATAGAACGGCGTTTCGTCGCCGGTCACGGCTGCGTCCAAGTCTTCAAAGAAGTCGTAAATCTCCTGCGTGTGGAACCGAAACAGCAGCGTCCACACTCGGCGGCGCTCTTCCTGCGTGTAGATGAACCGTCGGCCGCGCTCCGCTGTCATGTCGAGGGTCACGCGCTCGACACGCATGGACGAGCCGAACCGCTCAGCAAGCGGGAATTCTTCCATCTCGTCGGCGTCGGTCAAATACCAGGCGCGGCGATTGCTCATGCTGTCACCAGCCCTTTGTTGTCGCGGAAGTATGCCGTCCACTTCTCGCGCCAGCCATCAAGGCCGGTGTTTAGAATCTCGTCGATCTGCGCCATCAGTTCGCGCCGCACGTCGGCCGTGGCGCCGTCGATGCTCACGTTGACGGTAGGATTGAACGGCGCGTTGATGACTGAGCCGCCCGTGCCGCCATGCGCCACCAGCCGGTCTACCGCAAGGACGAACTTATCCGCCGCTCCGTCGATGACGTTCGAAGCCGAAAGAGCAAGGCCGGTCGCTGGGATGCCGGAACCGTTCACGCCGCCCCCCTTCGACAGTGCGGCAATCTCCGCGTTTACCTGATCCAGCACGCGCGTCAGGTTCGGCCCGAAGTTCGCGTTATGTCCCGCGATGGCCTGCTCGACAACCTTTCGCTGCTGATCGCCTTCTGCGGCGAATGCCGACGCCTGCGAGTTGAATGTCCGCTGAAGCTGTACGAGTTCGTCTCGGGTTGCCTTGGCTTCCTGAAGAGAGAGCGCGCCGGCTGCTTTTGCCGAGTTGAAGCCGTCGACAATCTGGCCGATCTGGAGAGCGAAGGGACGTTCGATCTGATCGCCGAACTTGTCGGCTTGCTCGCGGCCCCGGCCGATTAGCTTTGTTGCGGCAAAGATGCCACCAACGACAGCGGCGACCGCCAGCGTAATCGGGTCTTTAGCAAACGCGAGCAGCTTAGCGCCGGAGAGTCCGAAGAATCCGCCCTGTGCTCCCGGAACTCCCGGCACTACTGGAGGAACAGCGCCCCCGGTCTTTGACGCGATCGAGCCAAGCCCTATAGCTCCAGTAATCTTCGGAATAACCTGAGTCTGAAGCATCCCCGCCAACTGACGGCCCCATCCGGCGAGCATCTGCGTCAACGGGCTAAAGAGTTCGGCGAAGAATGCCTGAGTGAACGCGCGGCCCGCCTGCTTTCCAATGTCGGCCAGAGCGCCCGTAAAGGATCGCGCCCGGAAGATAACGTCCGTTATCCCGCGCGCAAAGTCCGTCACGATGTTGGCCATTACCTGTGACCATGTTTGCTGCCAGCGCTGCGCTTCTGCCGCCGCTTTCTTCGTGGCGTCGATCTGAGCAAGAATCCTGTCGGTCGTTTCGTCGACCTTCACGCCGTACTGTTCCACGTTGCGCGCGGCCGTGCTGAACTCACCGGCCAACATCGCCATGATCTGAACTTCGTCATAGCCGAGGCCGGTCAGTTCCTTAATGGACGCGCCCAAATCATTAGCCTGGTCCCGCGCTTTTTTCATCGCGAGTTCTGCGCGCGTGGTCATCTCGGCCAACATCGGCGGCATCTCGATCTGCCCCATCGTTTCCTTGATGCGCTCGATGCTCTGCAAGAGAAGCGGAAGAGAGCCGGACTTGCCGATGCGATCCCAAGCGGCAAGCATGTTTTCGGACCAGATTTTGAGGTCTTCGGGGGCCTTTGGAAGCGGCCCCATGTCGACGCCGATCTTCACGCTTCTGAGAGTGGTCAGCGTTGCGGCGCGGTTCTCCATGTCCATCTGGGAGAATCCCTCGATAAGGTCGTTTATCGAGTCCTGCTTAAGCTTTTTAAGCGCCTCCGCTGCCTTCTCTGCCTCCTCCTTCGTGTTGTCGCCAAAGTTGATGACGCCTTTATTCAGATCGTCAATGCCTTCAATGTGAGGATTGAGGTCCAGCTGTTCGAACCGCAGCGCGATATTCGCCACGCGCGCGTTCTCGGCCATCTCTTCCAGTTCAAGACTCAGCGCCGTTAAGCGCCCGTGCAATCCACTTAACGGCGCACTGTCCGCAATGCCGGGAATTAGCTCAATCACTCCCTCGAAGGCCCGCGCAACCTTGGCCGCGATGTCGATCAGCGGAATCAGAGCACTTGCGATGTACTGCTTAATGGCGTTGATGCCGAGTTCCAGTTCATGCCGGTAGACGAACGCCGCCGTGGCGAGCGCAACGAATGCAGCGATGGCCGCGATAATCGGATTCTTTGCCAGAAGGGACAGTCCCGCGTTGATCTTCGGCAGGAGCGCCGCAACAGCCGTCAAGCCGATAATCAGACCGCCTGCGCCCGTCAACTCCGCGGCGAGCAGCGCCGTCAGCCGCACCACTTCCGGATACATGCGCGCCCACTCGCCGAACTTGGCGATAACCGGAGTCAACTGGCGAACCAAATCGGTGAGCGCCGGCACGAGGGCCGCGGCGACCGCGTTGCTGAATCCCTGGATGGCTTTGTTATTCAGGTTGATCGCGTCGTTGAACTCGTCGGCAGCGATTGCGGCCTTTGTCGACATGACCGCGCCGACGCTTTCGAGTTCGTCGCCCATGCGCTTCAGTTCGGCGCTTCCCGAGTTGAGCACGGGGATTAGCGCCGCGCCGTTCTTTCCGAGCAACGCGACCGCCGTTGCAACCTTCTCCGGCCCGTCCTGAGTCTTTTCAAACGCGTCGGACATTTCGAACAGCAGCGTGTTCGCGTCCTTGATCTGACCGTTTGCGGCCTGAACTTCGATGCCGAGCGCCGAGAACGCTTCCGCCTGCTTGCCCTTGATGTTGTTGGCCGCTTCGAGCGCGCTCAGCGATACCTTACGCATCGCCGTTCCAACATCCTCAAGGCTGGCCCCGTTCTGTTCAGCGGCGAAGCCAAGGCGCGACAACTGCTCGACGCTCGCGCCCGTCTGAACGGACATATCCTTCAGCTTGTCGCCAAGGTCGATGGAGCTTTTGACCATGGCCCCGATGGACGCCAGCACCGCGCCACCGACGGCGGTAAATGCGATGCCAATTTCCTTGGCGCGGTCGATGGTCGGCTTGAGAACCTTTTCGAGTTCGCGCGCCTCTTTGCCAATGGCCCGCATGTCCTCCGACCACTTGGAGGTCGAAGCGCGGAACTCGACAAAGAGCGAACTGATTGGGCCGCTACCTGATAACGCCATTACGCCTCATTAATTGCTTCGATGAAGTGCTCGCTGGTCAACTGAAGCGCCTCTTCCTTCTTGGCTTCAAAGGCAGGAATAAGGAACGGCTGCGAGGTCATGTGCGCCGTTCCAAACTCATCAAACACGCCGTAGAACACGCGCTTAGATGGCCCGATGCGAGCCGCGACCGTCTTCGCGTCGGACTCGGAGTCGCGCATGGAAACGATGATGTTTTCCTGTAACTCTCCGGTGAGAACGGGAGCACGCCTTGATGCTTCCTCCGCGATCAACACCGCGCCTTCCTTGACGCCATCCCGCAACGCCTTGCGCTGGACGGACAGTTCAATCTCGCGGAGTTTTCTTTCGAGTTGGTCGAGTCCCTGTATTAGCGCCACGTCGTTCCTGTCGTTCGCGCTTCTTGCGCTCTGCGCGTTCCTTGGCTTTAAGGTGTGCGTCCTGCTGTGCTTTGAGTGCCATCATTGCGGCCTTGATGGCGTCGTGGGTCTGCCGGGGCGAGTCGTCATCGTCGAACTTCGGCATGAAGTCCGAGAGTTCGAACGGTGCCGATCCCTGCTTTCGGTTGATGTTGGCGAGTAGGGTCAGGAGTTGCGCGGATCGGAAGTAGTGCCCGCGCTCGCCAAATGGCTCGATCTGTTCGAGAACAAGCCACTCGTAAAACTCCGTGCACGGCATACGGTTTACTTTCCGCATGCCGCCAAGGTGAGCGGCCAGCCTGTACGCGAACCTTAGTTCAGGCTGGCTTCGGAGTTTTTTGCGATTGCTTTCGGGTCGGGATTGATGAGCTTGCCGACGGCTTCGCTGAGCCGGCGAAAGATTCCCATTTCAAGCTGCTCGACAGCCGCGATGTCATCGAAGAACGGTTGCCCGTCAGCATCGTAAACAGACTTGAGAATGGCGAACGATGCCGCCGCGAGTTCGTCGTCTTTCGACTGCTTTTGGAACTCGCGGAGGTCGGCAACGCTCATTGCCCGAATCAAGACTGCGCCTTCCCACTCCGGTATATCCATGGGATGAGAAGTCGCAGGAAGAGAAGCGCCTTTCTTGAGAACAGCCATGCGCTTAGCTCAACTGAATCGGGCCGGAGACTTTGAATGTGAATGTGATTTCGTCCTGCTTCTCAGGCTCAGGGGAAACTTCCCATCCGAGAACGAGCGCGGAGAAGTCAAACTGCCAGCCGCCGAGAGTGGAGTCCATCTGGAAGTCTTCCAGCGTACCGGCATCGTGGGCAGCGATAATCGCATCCTGAGTCGTGTCGCTCAGCCAGTTTGCAACGACGGTGAACTCCACGCCGTCTTTCAGTGCCAGGATAAATTCCTTTGCGCTGTCGGGGCTGTCCATGTTCGTCACGTCGACCAGTCCGCGCTTGCTGCCGAAACTGCCGATGCGCCGCACTTCTGCGATGGTGGCGAAGCTGATCGGGCTTCCAGCAATACCGTGCTTGAGATAGGTCTGATAACCGAGGGTTGCCGCTGTGGCCATTTTCGGACTCCTTTTCTTTCGGGTTGTTGGGGTTTGTTAGGGTTTTAGGAACTTCGGGTCGGGTCTATGTAATGAACGTCGAACTCGGTCAGAAACTCGTGCAGGCGCTTGCCGCCAAGGTCGCGATGCTGGTATTCGTGCGCGACATGGCCGGAAAAGATGGCCTGTATCTCAAGGGTGTCTTCGGGTGAGCCGCCGTCGCTCACCGTGCCGCTGAACTCGTCCAGCGCGGCGAATACGGCTTCATCCAAAAGCACGGATGTCTTGAACGCTCCGTGCTCCTGATCGGTGACGGAGAACACGGCGAACTGCTGTGCGAACAAAGCGCATCCGCCTTCCATTGTGCGAATCACTCGCCGCGGGCCTGACGGCCTGTACGCAATGGCCGGATAAACAACGTCCTGCCTGAGAACGCCGCCGAACACGCGGCCAGACACAATTCCGCTAACGCCGCCGTCTGTAATCAGCAGCCGATAAACCGCAGTCTCGACGTTCACTTATTGGGACTCTTTGGCCTCTACTGCCGTGAAGTCACGGCGACCGATGTGCTGTGGCGGAAAGATGTCGAAGACTTGTTCCCGTGTCGGGCTGGCGTCGTGGTCTTCCACGTACACAATCCGCATGGTGGCCGGGTCGATGTCGGAGCGGTAGCGGAACACGAACCGGACGGTCGATTCAGCTACTCGCTTAACGCTCGCCGGGAACTCGCGCGATCCGGCATACTCCACAGCGCAAGGAACGTCGGCCGCATATTCGGCCCACTCTTCCGTCCCTTCGGCGCTCATCTCATCGGCGACACTCGTCTTAACCTGGATAGTTGCTATCCGGTCGAGGTCGCCCGCGGCGTAGTCTTTCACTTAGTCCTTGAAGCAATCCATGATGTCCGCGACGTTTCCGCCCATCGCAGCGCAGGCCGCGGCGAACTTCTCGCGCTTGTCGCCGTCGAGTTTCTTTCCGCTCGCTTCCATCGAACGAATGATGATCTGCGCGACCATTGGACCTGAAGCCTTGGCTTTCTCCGATCCAGTGACAGGCGCGGTCAGCGCAGCGTTGAACACTTCAACCGACTCGACAACGCCGACGATCTGATTCAGCGTGTCCACGGTGCGCGCAACAATCATGTCGTCCTTGGTGTTCTTGGTGGACGCGGCGAATATTGGACCGATACCGGCGACCAGACCGCCGACATTGGCAACAGCCTTTCCGAATGCTCCCCAATTCATTGACTCTCTCCATTTGGCGGATTGCCGCCGCCTGCCAATAGCGCGCCGGTCACAAGCCCGACCAGACCGCCGATGATTAGATTCGCCGTTTCCCTTGCCCACTGCGTTGTTCCCGGCTCCGGCGCCAGCCAGTGCAGGTATATGACGACTAGCACCATGAACACGAACAGCGCAGCTAGAAGTCTCTTGTCACACCACTTACTCATTCTTTGGTATCCCGAAAAGAACCGTCATAACCGCCTGCCAGAATCGCCAGAACATCAGCGCGTCAACTCGATCGCAAGCCGGTGGCAGCGCATCAGGCGGCGATTCCAGCCAAGCCCGAACCTGTCGTCGATGGCGTCCAGAAGCGCATAGCGATAGCCGCGGCGTGCTGCCAGTTCGTCAACGAATTCGGCAATCCTGAGCGGGTTGATCGACTGCACTGCGGCGACAGTCTTCGGCCCGATTGCGCCGTCAACCTTCAGTTGTTGCCCCATGCTGTTTGCCGATTCCTGTAGGCATTCGCCGGCTGCTCCCGGTCCCTGGTTAACCGCTGCGTCGAACACCAGCGCGGCCAAGGGTTGCGGCAACTCGGCACAGCGGCACAGGTCGAAGTAGTCCACGCGGTAAATCTTCTCCGTCAGTTCGATGGGCAGATCGCGCATCGGGCCGAAGTATCCCCACTTGCGAGCGACCGGCGCAGTTATCCCGCGCATCGTTTCCTTGCCGGGGTCTTGCGGGTCGTTCGCGTATCCGCCCTCGTGGTCAGGGCGCAGAATGAACGTCAGCAGGCGTTGGAATAGCTGGTCGGGTGTCATGATCGGGTTAGCCAAGAGCCGGTTAATCTCGCGAATGTCGGCGCGGATTTCTGCGAGTTTGCGCGCTCCGTTTTCGTCGGCGCTGACCCGCGGCTGGAAATCCGCCCCACCGTTCAGTCGGAGCGCCGCGCAGCAGGCCGGAGAGGTCGACCATTCTACCTTCCAGCAGAATCGGCCGTGCGCTCCCTGTTGATCCGGTGATAGAACGTGAACAGGTTGTTGTTGATCATCCGCAGTAGTATCACCTGCGGATGGTGAGGGTTCTCGGCTACAACTGAACGAATCCCTCCAGCGCCGCCATGTGGTCGCCGAGTTCATGCCAGTCCTTCTGCGTCAGCACGGTGTCGGTCGTGGGTTTCGGTGTTGCCTTCTTGCTCATCGCGCACCCGCCGCTTTCTTTGCGGTGTCCAGTCGGTCGCGAAGCACCGTTGTCAACGTGTCGATTTTGTCTCTGAATGGCTTCATCAGCGAGTAGGCGCCAAATGAGTGCACTTCCATGTCCTGATTCTTGAACATGTCGCATAGCGCCCCTATCCCGAACTCGACGTCTTGCAGTTCGTCGAATTCCTTTTCGGTAATCAAAGCGTGAGGCTCCACGAACCAGTCGGACTCTTTCGCCTTCGGCGTGGCGGTTTTCTTCTTACTCATTGTCTTCTCCCGAAATGGGAAACAGGTGGGGTTGCGGGGAATCGGAAAATCCGTAGAATTGCCGCAGCCTTGATCCTGCTCACCCAGGTTTAAGGTTAGGGGTCGTTCGGCGTTGATAGCGCCGTGCGGCCCCGCTTTACTTTCGGGGAGAGTATACCCCCATGGTGCAAGTTTTGTTTGACGTGGACGGCTGCAGGCGCCTATTCTGTGCTCGGCTGCGCGGTGGTTACCTGAAACCAGCCAGCGGCCCGACGGGGTCCAGCGCGAATTCAGGCCAGCCTAGAACAAGAGAGAGCCACCCGGCGGG